GCCATACTTGGATGTGTTTTCGATGATGCAAGCCAAAATATGTGATACGTACATTAGTGAGGCTGTGAAATGAATCTAACAATGCTGTTGCTTATAATTTGGTTGCACTTCCTTGCAGATTTCATTATGCAATCCGATCGAGTTGCTCAAGCAAAAAGTACTAGTAACGTAGCATTGAGTGAGCACGTTCTCACATATCAACTACCATTCTTAGTGATGGTACCGTTTGTGTTTGAGTCCTTAATGGTTGGTGTTGCTTGGGTTTGGATTAACACATTGGCACACTGGGTGACTGATTATTTCACTAGTAGACTCTGCAGCAAATTATGGGGTCAAGGTGAACGGCACAACTTCTTCGTAGTCATCGGATTTGACCAAGCAATTCACTTGACAACTTTAATCACTACCTATATAATGTTATCATAATGTATAGAATACTACACAAACCGTCGGGAAAGTGGGTGTCTTCTGGAGGTAGTCATATCACACTGACTGATATGGAAACTAAAAGTAAGATTTTCCCTAATAAGGGCATCCTGAGAGCACATATAACAAAAGCACTCAAGTCATTTCAATATTACGGTGTCTATTACAAAAACGTGGATGAGTGGGAATTTCAGGAGATTGAGTATTCGATAAAGAAGTCCAGCAGTCTCATGGAGGTAATTGAGCCTAATAAGATTTTGGGTATGTTGAAAGGTAAGTGATGCAAGTTTTTGATATTGTAAATGGTTCGTTTGAGTTGTTTGGGGCATACTTTACTTGGATGAATTTTATCACTCTAAAACGTGATAAGCAGGTAAAAGGTATCTATTGGCCCACAACTATGTTTTTTGCTGCGTGGGGTTTGTGGAACTTAATTTACTACCCAGCACTAGACCAGTGGTTTAGTTTTTGGGGTGGTGCTGTTTTAGTGGGTGGCAACCTTGCTTGGGTTGTGTTGGCAGTTAAATATCTTTACTTTACAAAAGAGGTGGCTAATGAAAACCCCAGTGCATATTCAAACTAAATTTGGTCTTGATTACTATTTGTTCATTCACGATGAATTTAACAAGAATAAAGAAAGTGGACTACAAGAATTTTTCAGAGATTTATTGAACTCAGAATGTAACAGAACATCGAAAGAAATAGATACATTTTTAGATAGTGATGATGCTGCTAGAAAACACAAAATGCATGACGAGGATATAGATGGTTGGAATTGGTATAAAGGTATGAGTGACAAATATTCAATTTTAAATTATTATCGAGGTAGAAAGTGAAGGAAACAGTATTTCATAAATATGAAACAGTAGGATCTGGAGATACTTATTACACTACGTCAGAACCAGTATTCAAGGAAATTGACGGTATTAAGTATATTGAGGCAACACCAGATTTCCATCGGGTTGCATTTATTAGATTTGATATGTTGAGGTATATGGGAAATGAAACTAAAAGGCTTAGTTGATTGGTACTTTGGTTTGGGTATGTTAAGTCAAACATTGATGGTGTCTGCGTTATTAGCTTCTGGTATTGCTTTTGTGGTTTTATTCCCAAAAACCACATTAGTTTTAACTGCTATTTTTGTCTTTTTGATCTGTGGGTGGGTGATAGCCATGGCAATTAAAGAGTGCGATCCGAAAAAATACCACAGGAACCGTAAATAATGTTTTTAACAGAAGCTTCGTTCCAACTAAAAGTTGAAGAAATAGTTCAGGTAAAACGACTATCATATATGGATGCCGTACTACATTTCTGTGAAGAAAACAATATGGATCCATCTGATATTTCTAAAATCGTATCGTCCAACCTGAAAGAGAAAATAAGATTGGACGCCATAGAGGATGGATTAATGAAAAAGACTGCAGTTTTACCTATATGAGATGCAATCATGAACGGCTGGGAAGTTTTCTTGGTGTTTCATCCACTTCATCTTCACTTCACAACTGAATATGACATATTCAAATATCGCCAAAAGGTCCGTGGCGTTTCTTTTGAGGCATTCCAAAAGAGAAACGACCGGACATTCTTCGATCGAATTGCAACCAAGGCACAAACAAAGGAAAAAGCGGCAGGTCTGTGCCTTGCTAACTTCATCTATGAGTCAGGTAACTGGCTCCACCAAGACCTAAATTATTCTTGGTCTGTTTATACTCTATGGATTAAGAATAGAAAACAGATTAAAGAAAACGTCGAGCACGATCTAACACTGCTAGAAAATCTAATCAAGTCACAAAAGGTTGAAAGTAATGAAAAACTTTACACTAAAACTGGAAGAGGTGGTCTTCCGCCTCTGCTTCAATTATATCAGACTAAAAAGATTCTTCCTGAAACAATCTGTCTTCTTAATAGGAATCATCAGTTCCTACATAATTGGGTTGACTTGGTTTCTAGTGACCCTTTGGCATCTGATTGTGTATTCAGATTGATTAAATATACACCCTTTTGTAACTTTTCTAAACTGGAGGATTTGGCGGTAAATGTCTGATTCAAAGAAACGCAGTAATAAACACATTTTTGACGATGATCGAATTGAGCAAAAAAATGCTGGTAAGAAAAAGCACTCTACTATGCGAGAGTTTGACGACGAAATTGATCTGGAAGAAGATGATCCATACATAGATTTAATCGATGATCGTCTTTTGAGGAGAATAAAGTGACCCACTCAATATACAATACTAAAACATTGTATGAGAAGGACTCAGACGGAAACTTTGCGCCGGTTAGTGAATACATCACACAAACTTTTAATCATGGTACCTGGTTGATTGTATCCAAACCAGGAACTATCTCGTATCAGAAAATTGATCCTCAATATGACTTAGTTATGGCGGTGGTATCTAATATAGAAGATGAACTAACAAAATACATAGTCGAAACAACCGAAGGTAGAACTAGTGGTAATTCAAAAGAAACTATAGAAAAGTTCAATAAGTTCTGCACAAAGAATAAGATCCATTGGATAGAAATAGATTCAGCACATAAAATAGTTGATCATATAATCAACCTCCTGCAGGAGAAGGTTGAAGCTAAAATGACTAACGATAGTATTCGACGTGCTAGTGAACACCTAAACCTGTTAGTTAAACTGAGTGGCAATTGAATCAACAAGGTGCTTGCTAGAATTATCACCTACTAGCAATAATGTTTCATCGAGGACATATCTAATAAAGTATGACACCGCACTTGGATATATAAATCTAGTTCGAAATAGTGATAAATTTGGTGAATCCGATATAATCAATGCTATTGGTATCAATTATATGGATGACGGAAAAGAATTCTTCAAAATAATTTGGGGTGGTGAAATAGTGGATAGTTTTTCCAACATCATTGAGAACGATTGGGAGTTATCCACCGTATTTAGGTTGTTATTGTCTGCAGAGGAACTAGAGTGAAATTTTACGCAGGTGTTTTAGGTGGTCCTGTTTATTGGAGTTCGTTGGGAATGCTTATAGTTCCGATGGGTTCTGACACGAATACTAAAGTGGTTTGCTTTAAGGTGAATAAAAACGGAAAATCGAAGAATTTGAACTTCTATCGCAGCATGGCTGATTGTGTTAGATTAACTAAGGAAGAAATGCTAATAGTAGTACTAAGCGCCATCGAAGATAAATCTCAACTAGTTTATAATCTTTGGCCCCCTAAGTGAAGCTCAATAAGATCTACGTTAAACTAAAGGATGGTAGTTGTTATTTTTATAGGTCAAAGAGACCTGTAGTAAGTAAAAATAAGTCAACAGTAGATCGAGTGATAATGTTCTTATCTGAATCTGGTTGGCTAGACTACGTATTTTCGTTAGATTTAAAACTATTTTATTACTATCGAAGTGAGTTGATTGAGGGTGATTTTGAAGATAAAAAACACCTATGCCTACTAGATGCGTTGACTGCCAAATCATTAAAAGAATTCTTCAGACAATGATCTATGCTGTATTTTGTCACCGTGACACCGGTGAAATTTTAGTTAAGAAGTATAATCAAAAAGGTTTCATCTGGCCTAATTATCTTAAATTCATGTACTCATACGAAATGACTGACAACCAATTCTCATGGAATCTAATTTCAGATGAATACAAACCTATAGGTAGACGACCATTTGAGTCAGATATAATTATGCAAGTATTGAGCGCAACATCAGTATAGTCGGAAAGTAGATCAACTTCATTTAGAGTCAAAATTACAGTCAAAATTTGCATTAAACACCCAATTATACTATGATAAATAGTAGGTGATAAGTTATTTTGTCATTCTATAACGCAATTTACGATATTTTACGCAAACAAGGAGAAAAGCGATATGTCAAACGCAATGCAAAAACTACTAGATAAAGTCAATAAAACTAAATCCCAAGGATTCGAAGACCCTCATGCGGATAAGTTCTGGAGGATGGAGGCAGACGCAGCAGGTAACGGATTTGCTGTCATTCGTTTCCTACCTGGTCATACCGAAGATGATGACGTGTTTATCAAGACAATGTCTCATGGTTTCCAAAATGCAGCGGGTAAGTGGTTCATTGACAACTGCTTGACTACAATTGGTCAAGAGTGTCCGGTGTGTGAGGAAAATAATACACTATGGAATTCTGGTGTAGAAGCCAATAAGGATATTGTCCGTAAGCGTAAGCGCAAGGTTTCATACATCAGCAACATTCAAGTTATTTCCGACTCTCGCCACCCAGAGAATGAAGGTAAGGTCTTCCTATTCAAATATGGTCAGCAAATCTTTGATAAGATCATCAATGCACTGCAACCAGAATTTGAAGATGAAAAGCCACTTAACCCATTCGATGCTGAAACAGGTGCAAACTTCAAGTTGAAGATGCGTCGTAAGGATGGATATGCAAACTTTGAGAGCTCTGCATTCGAAGAAGCATCTGCCATCAACAAGAAGGATCTTAAAGACATCATGGGTAAGATATATGACTTGCAGGTGTTCTTAGCACCAGCTGAGTTTAAGTCATATGATGATCTTAAGGATAAGCTGTATAAAGTTATTGGTGGTCCTGTCAATAATAAAGCATCTAAATCTAGGGAAGATGTTGAAGACGATGATGTACCAGTGAAAACTGAACGTCAGCAACGGAAAGATGCGGTGGAAACACCTGCAGACGACGATGACGATTCTATTTCGTTCTTTCAAAAACTAGCTGAGGAAGATTAATCATGGATAAATGGTCGTCACCGTGGGATATTGAAGTTTCCGAAGAAGAAACACCATCAACATTCCCAGAACAATCGGTATCTAGGTTCGATCTAGAAGAACAAATCATGGAGTGCTGGCAAGTTACGAATGATATTCGTCTCTTGCATGAAGCATTTAATCTTAATTCAGCAACTATTGGTGAATTTTCTGATTCACTAAAGGGTCTCGCTGCACTATATGAGATTAAATTCAATCGTATGTGGAACACATTCGAGGGTCTAATCTCAGACCGTAAGATAACTTAAGCGTACCTCATTCGACTCTGCAGGAATGTTTGCAGAGTCGAATCTGGGTTCCTCACCCCCAACGTAACATTAGTAGAGTTGCTATTTGATGTAACAGGTGTAGTCACAACTTTTACTTGTTTTGTGGCCTCAACCAATTGTGCGTGTTTAGCATCTTCTTTCTTCTCTTTCTTCTCTTCTTTTTTGTCCTCAACTGCCTTCAACGTATTAATTTGCGCTGCCACTCTGGTTGTTTTAGAGCCTGCGTTGGTTACTGGAGCTGAGATTAATTTCGGATCTACATCTACTCCTCTTGCCTTTAATTTATTTGCTAATACAGTAGAAATCGGCCTTCCTTCCGCTTTAGCTTTGTTGTAATACTCAAGCTCTTGTTTCTCCTCACCCTGCTTTATTTTGTCGTCGGTTGAAGAGCCGAACCATCCTTGAACTGTTTCAACTCCACTAACCAACTTGTCGCTCAACCCTAGTTTCTTATTCAACCACGATCCAATTTTGAACCCAGCCATTGCTGCACCTATCACACCTAGTACTGGCCCCAACGCCATTGCTAACTTACCAAATAGTCCTATAACGGGTCCCATTGCAACCATTAGCCCTTTAATGATCGGACCAAACCCACCCTTAAGTATTGGTAGTAATCTTTTAAATATCCCTTTAAAACCTCCGGCGAGTGCCCCAAATAGAGAGGATTTTCCGGTTTGATCTTTCTCATCATCTCCATCTTCTTTCGGTTTACCTCTAAACATGGTTTGCAATCTTTCAGCAAATGTCT